AGTCCCTATAAGATTAATTAATATGGCTTCTGAATGGGCAAAAGAAAATGGTGCTAAGGAATTTAGACCAGCTTCAAGTGTTGGGATAGAAAAAGAGAAAGTTGCAAAACTTTATAATTTTATGAAATTTGATAACGTAGGTTATGTTTTTAGGAAAGAGTTATAATTATGTGTGAAATACCTATAGTAGATGATGCAATAGATTTTTTTGAAGATATTATAGATTTTGCCATTGGTTGGTTAAAACCAGATGTAGATATTCCTGATTTTGGAACATCAGATTTTGATAATACAGAAAAAGGTATTTTACTTAATAAACAATCGAATGACGCATCAATCCCCATAGTTTATGGAGAAAGGTTAATCGGTGGAACTAGAGTATTTTTAGAAACATCAGGTACAACAAATCAGTATCTATATGTGGCTTTAGTTATGGCAGAAGGTGAAATTAATTCTATTGAAGAAATCAGGGTTGATGACAAAGTAGTAACATTTGATGGCGCATTATCTGATAATACACAAAGAGAAGTAGCAAGTTCAGATAGTAATTTTTATAAAGCAGATCCAACAGTAGAAGATAGTTCTGCTGAAAGTGTTATAAGAATTGAACCACATTTTGGTACAGATGGCCAAAGTGCATCAAGTTTATTATCAACATTATCTTCTTGGGGCAGTAACCACAAATTATCTGGTATTGCATATTTAGCAGTTAGATTTAAATGGAATCAAGATTGTTTTAGTGGGATACCAAAAATACAGGCTAAAATAAAAGGAAAAAAAATTGTATCTTATAATTCAAGTCTTGTTGCACAAACTCCAGCCTATTCTACTAATCCAGCATTTTGTATTTTAGATTTTTTAACAAGTGAAAGATATGGAAAAGGAATACCATTAGCAGATATTGATTTACAAAGTTTTTATGATGCTTCTGTTATATGTGAAACACAAGTAACTCCGTATTCTGGTGCAAGTGATATAAATATTTTTGATACAAATGGTGTAATAGATACATCAAAAAAAGTAATAGATAATGTAAGGGATTTATTAAAAGGATGTAGAGGCTATCTACCTTATACATCAGGAAAATATAAATTAGTTATTGAAACAACAGGAACTGCTTCAATGACTTTAAACGAAGATGATATTTTTGGTGGCATTAAATTAGCGAGTGAAGATAAAAATTCAAAATACAATAGAGTGATTGTAAGCTTTATTAATCCTGAAAGAAATTACCAAGTTGATGAAGTACAGTTTCCACCATTAGACGATTCTAGTTTACCAAGTGCAGATAGACACGCAACTATGAAGTCAGTAGATGGTGGTTTTTTACTTGAAGGAAGAATGGATTTTAAAACTATTACTTCACCTTACCAAGCTGAAGAAATGGCAGAAATAATTTTAAGAAGATCAAGAGAAGCAAAAAAAATTGGATTTAGCGCAAGTGCAAAAGCTTATGATTTAGCAATAGGAGATATAGTAAATATTACACACAGTTCTTTAGGATATTCTTCTAAACCATTTAGAGTAGTAAGTGCTTCATTTAATGCAGATTTTACAATGGGTTTATCTCTGATTGAACATTCTGATTCTCATTATACATGGGCAACTAAAACACAAGTAGCAAGTCCACCATCAACAAATTTACCAAATCCTTTTTCAATACTCCCACCAGCTAGTGTTACACTTACAGATGACATGATTGAATACTCTGATGGAACAGTAATTACTAGATTGTTAATTGCGGTTGGCGCATCAACAGATAAATTTGTAGATCATTATGAAGTACAAGTTAAACAAACTTTAGACAAAGATGGTAACTCAGTTACAGATACATATAGAATAGTTGGGCAAGGTAAAACTTTATCGTATCAACTTTTAAATGTTATTGATCTAGCAACTTATCAAGTGAGAGTAAGAGCAGTAAATAGTATAAATGTAACATCATCTTTTGTTTCAGCAACAAGACAAATTATAGGTGCAAAAGATACACCTAGTGATGTAAGTGATTTTAATATTTCTATGGTTGGTTCTAATCAAATGCAATTATCATGGACACCTGTAGATGACTTAGATATTGAATTTTACGAAATAAGGTATTCAACTGGAGTTTCTACAACAGAATGGTTTAACACTACTAATTTAGTACAAGTGCCTAGGAGAAAATCTAATAGTGCAACAATTAATGCGTTAGAACCACCTTATCATTTATACATTAAAGCAGTTGATAAATTAGGTAACGAATCTGCAAATCCAGCAATTATTTCTTCAAATGTAACTAGACTTGATGCTTTTAGTAATATTGTAACAATGAATGAAGAACCTAATTTTAACGGAACTTATTCGAATACATTCAAAACCTTAGATAAAAATAGTAATCCAGCAATCACATTAGATACAATTACATTGTTTGACGATAGATCAGGAAATTTTGATGATGCTGATTCTTCTGGTTTCTTTTTTGATACAGGGGGTATCGCCAATAATATTACTGCTTCTGGTAATTATATTTTTGATAATACAGTTTCTTTAGATGCAACTTATGACGCAACTTTCCAAGTACAAATTACTATGGAATCTGATGACCCATACGATTTATTTGATTCTGGAAGAGGCTTTACGAACTTTGATGATGCACCAGCACCATTTGATGGCAATGCACCGACAAATAATTCAGCAGTATTACAGATAGGAAGTTCTACATCTAGTCTTAGTGCTATAACTACATTTACCACAGTTGCACAACAAGGAACTTTTAAGGGTAGATATTTTAAATTTAGAACTGTTTTAAAATCTGGTAACAATAAAGCAAAACCTTTAATAACAGGATTACAAGTTAAATTAGTTTTAGAAAAAAGATCAGAAACAGGCGACGATATCGCTTCTGGAACATCAACTAAATCAGTTACATTCACAAATGCTTTTTATCAAACACCAAACTTAACTGTTACAGGACAAAACCTTGCATCAGGAGATTTTTTTGTTATAACAAATAAATCAAAAACAGGCTTTGACATTGTGTTCAAAAATAGTAGTAATACAATAATAGACAAAACTTTTGATTTTAGAGCACAAGGAGTAGGCTTGAAAAGTTAAACAAATAGGAGTATAAGGAATTATGTCACAAGTTACAGATGTTTCACTTGCAAACCAAGCATTCGGAACTTTCCGTTCTGAACTCAATAATATATTAGGTGCTTTAAATACTCAGCACATAGGTAGTTCAGCACCATCATCAGTAGCTACAGGAACAATATGGGTAGATAATGGAACGTCTGGAGTTTTAAAAGTTAAAATACATGACGGAACAGATAACGTAGAATTATTTCAAATAAACATTAGTAGTAATGCAATAACAAGCACAATGTCAGTAACAGGAACTATTTCAGAAACTGATCCAAATGCTTTACCACTTGCGATAGCTTTAGGATAAGGAGATTAAATGGCAAATACTTTTAAAGTAAAAACAAATGCGGCGATGCCAGCAAGTTCTGGAACTCCATTAACATTATACACAGTACCAAGTGCTACGACAACAGTAGTCATTGGATTAGTTCTTTGTAATATTCATACAACATCTGTAACTGCTGATGTTCAATTAGTATCAGATACATCAGATACAGAAACAAACGAAACAGTATTATTAGCAAAAGATGTAACAATCCCAGCTGGTTCATCTTTAGAATTATTAACAGGTGGTAAAGTTGTTGTTCAAGCAACTGATATTATTAAAATAGATTGTTCAGTATCAGCTAAAATAGATGCAACATTATCAATATTAGAAATTACATAGGAGTTTTAATTGTCTTACATAGGAAAAACACCTACAGCAGTTCCTATCACAAGTAATGATCTTGCTGATAATATTGTAACAACTGCAAAAATAAATGCAGATGCAGTTACAAGTGCAAAATTACCTGATGATGTAATTTCTGAAGAACATCTTGACCCAACTATAATTACTGCCCTAACAGAAAAAGGAACACCTGTTGATGCAGATAAATTAATTATTTCAGATAGTGCTGATTCAAATGCTTTAAAATATGTTCAAAAATCTAATCTTGCTAGTGCTTCTGCATTAGAATTAGTTACTGCTGGAAACTCAGGCTCAGATTTTTCAATACAAAATTGTTTTACTTCAACATACAATATTTATTATGTTCATTTGTATCATGGGCGACCAGCAGTTGCTAGTAGTGGTTCAGGTGTTCATATGAGATATTTAGGAACAAGTAATACAGAAATTTCTGATAGTTATTATTGGTCTTTTAACAGAGCTTATGTGCAAAGTGGTTCAAATGGTACTAGTGCGCACGTAGGTTGGAATACTTCATTTTTTGATCTTGCACAAAATGGTTCTTCTGCTACTGCGCAAAGATCATGGACAGGCACTTTAATTTTTTACCACCCAAGTAACAGCACCTATCAAACTAATTTTACGTATCAAGGAACTTATTTTGCGTATGGTAATAGCGAATATGAAAGTATTAGTGGTGGCGCACAGAATACAAATTTCAATTATAAAGTAACAACAGGATTAAAATTTTATCAAGGCTCATCTAGTATTTCAGAATTGTACTACGCAGTGTATGGATTAAAGGTATCGTAAGGAGATTTATATGTCAGACGAAAAAAAATATATAATTAATATAAATGGTGTTGAAAGAGAAATGACAGATGATGAAAAACAACTTAAAGATCAATTACTTGCTGATGCTAAAACTATTGATGATGCAAATAAAACAAAAATAGAAAAAGAAATTACAGATAAAACAAGTGCAAAAAATAAATTTATTGAATTAGGTTTTAGTGAAGATGAAATAAAAATGATAATCCCAGAACTACCTATTGAAGAAGAAGAAGGAGGAGGCGAGTAGTGGCATACATTGGAAAATCCCCATCAATAGGTTCGTACTCTATGCTGGACAATCTAACAGCATCAGCGACAGCGAGTTATTCCTTAACATTAGATTCAGTAGCTTTTGTTCCTGAGTCGGCAAACCATTTGATCGTATCACTCAACGGAGTCATACAAAAAGCTGGTTCATCATTTACAGTATCGGGTTCTACTCTTACTTTCAGTTCAACTTTGGCAAGTTCAGATTCTATAGATTTTGTTTTAGCACTTGGTAATGTTTTAGATATTGGTACACCAAGCGATGCTACAGTAACAAATGCAAAAACTAATTTTGTATCAACATCATCTGCGGCTGGTTTACAAATCAAAGGCGATGGTACTACTGACGGAACTTTACAACTTAATTGTTCGCAAAACTCACATGGAATTAAACTTAAATCTCCATCACATGGGTCAGCCCAAAGTTATACACTTACTTTTCCCACTACTTCTCCTAGTGCAAACAAATTTCTTAAAACAGATGGCTCTGGTAATTTAAGTTTTGCTGATGCTGGTTTAGATGAGTGTAGTTTTAGAGCATACCAAAGTTCTTCACAAGGTATAAGTAATGTTACCTCAACACAAGTTACTTTAGATACTGAAGATTGGGACACAGACAATGCTTTTGCATCAAGCACATTTACTTGTCCATCTGACAAAGCTGGTAAGTATATAG